TCGGCTTCCTCTTCGCATCTCACAAGCAAATTGCCATCGTCATAAACAAATTGACAACGAGTCTCAAATGGCGTTGTGCGCTTGAAGAGGAGTTTTTCAAGCATCTTTTTGGCGAACGATTCTTGATGCTTTCATCATCCCGTCAATGAAATAGAACGGCGGCATGGTTCCCTGTTGAATCATTTTCGCCACATCTTGTTTGACTACTGCATCAATCTCAGCTGCGATCTCCTCTCGGATTTCGCCATCTCGATGATGACAACTGCACTCACTCATTTCATTCCCCTTTCAGTTGGTGTTGTCCATTGCTCGGAATCGAACCGAGATCGCTTCTCCACGATGCGAACCTGCCAATGGGTTCTCAATTGCCCTCTGTCAATTGAGAATGCGGTTTAGAACGGCGTTGCGCCGAGCTTTGCCAGGAGTGCTTGCACTTCAGGAGAATCAACGGCAGACACAACTGGCGTTGCCGGTGCGCTGATGCCACTTGCGAGATACGCGGTGGCTTTGGCAACTGCCTCTGCATCGGCGGTGGCATCGACCAAAATCCAAGGAGCCGACTTGCCTGGCTTGGCAACGCCTTCGCCCATGCGGGCGAGAACTGACTTGCCGATGGTTGGTTTCAACGCCGACTTGAGTGCGACATTGAAGAAAAGAACTGAGTTGTGTTCGGTGTTTGTATCAAGGTCAACAAGATCAACCTCGATGGCATCAGCTTCGCCAAGTGATGTTTGAATGCTGGTCTTGTATTCGACCGGCTTGATGATCAGCAAATGACCTTTGAGGTCGGCTGGCTTGACGGATTCAGATTGTCCTGCTGGAGCTGCAAATGCGCTCATTCTTCCCTGCTTTCTGTGTTTGGTGTTTGGGGTGTTGCATTGTCATCAAGTGACGACAAATCATTTTCTGCCAACAACTTTTTCAAATCGTTGAGTGCTGGCATGAGATCGAGTTCAAGTGTTCGCTCGATAGATTCAAATCCAAGTTCTTTGACATCATCAAGATGATCTTGGAGTTCGGCTAACTCCTCCATGAGAGCATCGAGATTCTGAAGTGACTTGCGCTTGCCTAGTCGATAGGCGATTGGCAAGGTAAGGAATAACAAAATTATTGTGATCAAGGTTTTGACCCCCATCCATTTCCTTTGAAAACTGCTCCAACCGGTTGAAAAACTTTTTGCATTGGCTCCAAGCAATCGCCGCACATCAGCTCTTTGTTGGCATCGGCAATCGAGCGAAACTTCTCGGTTTCAGCGCCACATTTGATGCAGCGATATACATAAGTGGGACTCATGCGGCCTCACCTGGGCATCCCATTGAAAGGTCTTGACTTCCCGGTAAATACCAAGGGCAATAAATGCAGGAGTAAGTTTGAGTGGCAGGAATCTGCAACCAATTCATTGGATTAGCGGCAGGATCAAGAGCTAAAATAATTGATCGAGTCGCTTCAAATCTTTCGATTGCGGCATCTGCCAAAGCGGGGTCATAATCCTCAACAATTGTGTGAAGACCATCAAGGCGACCACCGAGCGGATAAAAGGCGCAAGCAACTTTCGTGACTGTATGCCCCTGATTTTCCAACCCCTTTGCGTATAAAGAAATTTGAATTCTCTGTTGCTGAGTCAATCCATCCTTTTTACGAGCTTTCATTGAAGAAGCGCCGACACATTTGTGATCAATGACCATGCCTTCGGCAATATCAAAAAGGTCGAGAGTTCCCATCAAGCCAGGAGCAGCTTCCACTTTATGTTCAACTAAATAGTTCGAATTTTCACCGAAGCAATCGGCAAGCCAGGTGTGAATGGCAGTTCCGCTAATAGATGCCCAAGGGTCGGATTGTGGGTTGGTCTTCTTTTGATCAACCATCTTGTATGCAAGTTTTCTCACACAAACTTCGCCAACCTCGCTCAAGCCAATCCTTGATTGGCGAGAGCGTGGGGCATTGTTGGAGTGATCTGTAATGGCATGGCGCAAGCGATCAGCAAGCGCCATTGAACGATCCCCTGGGGCTGTGAACATTAGCCTTCGACAATCACAAATCGGCGGCTGATTGAATCAACTTCAAGTTGCTCAACAATTTCAGGCGAAAGAGTTTCGCGAACCTTGGTTGTGTCGATGCGCTTGGAAACAACAGTTGTCCAGCGAACCGCTTCCCTGCCGTTGACTAAGCCAATTTCTGACTCACCAAGTGCTGCCTTGACTTGCTCGGCGGCAACATCGGCTTTTTCTTCCCATTGCTTGATCTGAATCTTGGCTTCGATATAAGCATTCAAGAATGCTGAAGCTGTCGGATCAAGATCAACGGTTTCAAGATTGATCTGTGTTGACATTTTTCCCCCTAGTAACTGTGTTTGGTTTGTTCGGCTTTCAATGCAGCACAAGTGCCGCTGGAGCCGTAGTGCCGGCTGATATATGCAAGAGATGCAACAACTTGAGCCAAACCATCATTGGAATGTTTCAAGCCAATGTTTTGATATGTCTCATTGAGAAGTTGTCCAACTCCCCTTGCTCCCGAGGAACGGTTATATGCTTTCGGGCGCATATTGGATTCAGCCATAAGAATTGCCTTGAAGCATTTGGCTGATTTCTTTGTGAGGAGTTCATCAATAAATAAATTGATGCGCTCCTGATCACTCATCACGAGAGCTTCTTTTATCGTGACTACCTTGACGACCGGCGCATTGAGATTTTGCGCCGAAGAGAGTGTTGAAAAGACCATCGAGAAGATGGCGAGGGCTGCAACAAAGAAGCCCAATCGGATTGATCTTTCATTCATTGAACTAGACCTTTCTTTCTCCCCCGATCAACCGTTCTCTCTAAAGACTTGAGATCAATGCCCATTGATTTGGCAATGGAATGATCTGTCCATCCATGAGAACGCTTGACGATAATTTCGTGGAGTTTTTTGTGTCGTAGGTCAAAATGCTTTCCGCGCACTTTGACAATGTGACTGCGTTCTTCCGATGTAAGCCCACCCCAAAATCCATGCTGGATGTTTTCGTTGAGAGCAAATTCGGCACAATCACTTTGATGAATACATGATGAGCAAATTGATTGGAGATTTTCCAATCTTTCGGCTTGTTCCTCCTTTGATGTTGGGAAAAAATAATCAGGATCGCCTTCTGAACATTTCGCTTTGGAAAAGTTAGGAAAAGAGATCGCTGAGTTGATCATTTTGAATCGCCATATCCAGCTTCTCTGAGAAGTGAGATGGCATCACAAACAGGCATAACTGCCCACCAATCAGCGACATTCCCAAGACCAACCCCATTGGGTTTGATGATAAGCAAGCCGTAATCAGCTTTTGCATTGACTGTTTCAATTTCAGTTTCATCCAGCCATGCTGGAATGTGATAAGTCCTTTGATTTTTGACTTCCATGACAAGACTAGGGATGCCGGTGATATCACCTTGATCGTTGCTACCAGTCAGCGCTCGGCGTTCTGCACCAGGGAAACCCTGATCCAGCAGGTATTTGACGAGTGCTGACTCGGCAGCAGTTCCCTTTGCCTTGGATTTACTCATCGAAAGGTATGAGCATCCTTGGAAGGAACCGAATGCAGCTGACGGATTGCTGCACCGTTGCGATAAATAATTTCTCGAAGCTCATCGGCTTCGGCGTATGCCTGGCGAAGTTCTTGACGAAGATTTTGGCGGCGCTCATAGCCCACGCAATATTCGAAGAAGCCACCGGCGAAGAATGAGAAGAATGAGAACGCAAGTGCGGTATGAAGCATCATTTGCGATTGCTCCAAACATTGCCAGTCATCGCTCGGCGAAAGTTCTGCCAATCTTCAACTGACTTGATGTCATTTTCCAAACGAATCTGATGTTCTTCAACCTCATGCAATAACCAAAAGATTGCTGAACCGATAATGAGTGCTACCACTATCCATAAGAAAATCATTTGCTGCCCCCTAAGAATGAAAGAACCCCACGACTAGCGCTGGGGGCAGCGTGAAGTCGTGAGGTTTTGAATGATGTTTGTGAAATACCAATTCCAACAAGCGAAAGTTGTGTTTGAAGATTGAGTGCTAGCCCCTCGATATTCAGTAGCATCTTTGCCCCCCTTGTGGATAACATGGGGCTACTTAGATCAAGAGATGCCTTGATTGTCGGGATTTACACACTCGGACACAAGTGTGTAAAAACTTTCAACCTTACGAGCTGGAACTCGTAGGCGGGGCATCTCTCCGAAATAAGTTTCGACCCCATATTGAATTGTTGGTGTAATGGTAAGCCAATTACCAATTCGCACAATACGGACACGCTCAAAGAAAAAAAAGAATTCTCAGGGTTCACCCATGCCTAAACCTAGACATGAGGGTCAATCTCAGCCTAATCTCAATCCTAGAAGTGATGGGGTTCACACCTCATACGCCAAGGAAAGGGAGCCTCAGTTCGCTGAGGGGGTCGAGATGGACTTGATCTATCTAAGAGAGCCAGCGTGGGATCAGCCTTGGCATAAGGAGGTCGGCGACCTTCTCAGGCGTAGATACGAGATTGCGGGCTGGTCTCGCAACCTGTTCATGCAAGATTTCTCCATGCTGAGAGTTATCTGTGGCGATAAGCATCCCCGCGATGTCTTCCTTCAAGACTTGGAAGAACAAGTCTTGAAAGGCAAGACTCAAGCTACTCGCGAGACCTATGTCGCCAGGGTGAAGTCAGTCTTCAATTCTCTTCGAATGCTTGGGGTGATCCCTGCTGATCATCATCCTGAAATGGGTCTGCCCAAGATCAAAGTCTCCAGGCACACCCCTCGCCCGATTAGCAAAGATCAGGCGATCATGCTGATGACTCAGGCGCAAGAGCCAATGCGCGAATGGTTTATGTTCGCTTGCCTTGCAGGACTCAGGGCTATCGAAATCAGTCGAGTTCAAGGATCATGGCTGGAGCTTCACGCTGATGGATATTTCCTTCGCGTTCATGGCAAAGGCGATACCGATTTGATTGTTCCTTGCCATCCAAAATTGGTGGAGTTGATTCAATCCAAGAATGTATTGGGTCGGCTTTACACAATCGACAACAACTATCTTTCACGAATTGCCAACAAGGAAATGAGAAGGTTAGGAATAGAAACAAAAGGTTATTCAGCAAAGAGCAGACTTTCTTTTCATTCTTGCCGTCACTTCTTTGCGACCTCAGTTTTGGCTGCATCAAATAACTTGATCACAACTCAGCGATTGATGCGCCATGCATCACCAACTGTCACCGCTCGTTATGCTGATTTGGTCAACAATGAGGAGCGCAAGTTGATGGATCATTTGCTTGAAGATATCAACTGGGAAGATGTCCCCAAATAAAAGCAAGCGCCCCCATTTCTGAGGGCGCTCTTGTCTGTCAGCGAGCCAGGCGAGGGCGGCTCCAGCTGACAAAGTTCTTGATATAAACAGTCGCATATCCAATCGCGGCAGCAATGAATCCATATTGATGAGTTTTGACGGCATAGATCACCCAAAGGTTTTCATTGATCAGCAGGATCACCCATCCAGCGATAGATTTCTTGCCCACTATGAAGATTCCGGTGATTCCGACAATTGCTAAAACCCAAGACCACATCTCAGACCTCGATTGCTAAAGCTCGATGAACGCCTTCTTCCAAACTGATCTTTGGCACATAAAAGGTTTTCATGAATGTTGGATCGCCCACTCGATATTGAACGCCAGTCGGCTCGGCTTTGAGATGTTCAATCTCAGGTGAATAGCCAACCGCGCTTGCCACGATTTCGGCTAAGTCATTGAAGCTCGTAGGTCTGCCCATGCAAAGATTGACAACTTCGACATCAGCCTCACATCCAGCAATCGCACCGGCAACCACATCATCAATGTGAATGAAATCGCGAACTTGATTACCATCGCCCCAAATCTGAAAGGGATTGGCTTTGTCTTTTCCTCGCTTGATAAAACTTGGAAATGGATAGTCGAGCGCTTGATCTTCGCCATATCCTGAAAATGGTCGAAATACATGAACACTCAAACCATCACGCCTTGCGTGATTAGCCAGCATCTCCCCCGTCAATTTTGCCCACCCATAAGTCAAGTCAGGAGTTTGAATCATGTCCAAATCAATGAATGATTCATGAAGCCTGTTGGCAATTGATCCATCTTGTAAAAAAGTTGGATATGCAGCAGATGATGAGAAGTAAGTGATGCACCCTGGTCGAGTTCGCATTGCCCAACCAAACATCTCGGCATCAATGGCAAGGTCAACGGCTAAAGCAAGAGGAGCGCCTTCGATCATTTTGCGCCCGCCAACGACTGCTGCCAAATGAATGACTCGATCAAATCGCGTGTTATCGGTGCGGAAGAAGTCCCTGGCATCTAAGCCATTGACTATGTCCACGCCGACAATCTCATGACCTTGATCGGCGAATGCTTTGTGAAAATGCCTACCTACAAAGCCAGCATCGCCTGTGATAAGAATCTTCATGAAAGAGCTGTCAACAAATCTTGATAATCCTCGCTTTGAATATATTCATCAAAAGCCTTGGCATCAGCTGAATAAACTTCCTCAGCATTCACCGAACGATAATTTTCATCCCATTGGGCTTTGCCAGCAATAGGATGCAAATGCTCGATGATTACATCGGGCAGATAAATAAAGGATTTCAAATCTCTGCCGAGTTGCATCCAAAAATTGTCCAAGTAAAGGTGAATGAATCCAGGGGGAACCATGCCTTTGAGCGCCCTGACAATGTCACCTGACATCGCAACAGCCGTTGGCAGATTTTCTCCTTGGAGTAAATCATCGCCATAGGCAATGCCTGTCCCGACTTCGTCAAGGGCATCAATCAATTTCTGATCCCAATATTCGGTGCGAGGGCGATGGTCATCGCCGATGAATGCGAAATGACGATAATCATCTTTGAAGACATTCGCAGCAAAGTTCAATGGTCTTGCCATTCCCTTGCCTTGCTTGGCGATCATCATGACCTTGCAACCAAGTTCAATGTATTGATCAAGGGTTTCGTCATCGTCATCAACAATGACAATCAACTCAGATGCAGTCTTGGTTTCTTGTAAGGAAAAAAGCAAATCTTCAATGTTCTGTGGTCGCCCGCGACTTGGTACAAGTATGACCATGTCCTTCATCGAATTTCACCGGCAATGGCAATGTAAGCGGCGGCATCAATGAATGAATCATCGGAATACTTATACGCCAGCCTTGCCAATTTCAATCCAGCCATCATGAGAGCAACTTGCGCTCCATCAATTTCCACGCCCAATTGCACCGACCAAATTTTTGCAATCCGCTCATGGTTTTCGCGAGGATCACCATGAGCAGAGTTGCGCTCGCCCTTAGTCAAATCAATTGCTTTCTGAAGTATTTCTTCCCTGTCCATTTTTCCCCTGTTTCAGTAGTTCGAGATTCTGTATGTCATCAACTGAGATTTGATAGTTGAATATTCGGCGACCGATTTTGCCGGTCATTAGAGGCTCATCTTTATCGATGGCATCGACATTCGACCATCCCTTGAGTTGCACCTTGGGGGTCTCGGATTCATAGTCATCAGCCACGCACCAAAAGATGAAGTCGGCTTTTTTCTTGATGGATGGAAGCTGAGAGACGGTGACTGCCCGCCCAAGATCATTCCAATGCTCGGCTCGCCAAGTCTTGACTTCGCATCTGCCGACATCTGTATCAATGTCGCAAATGCGGTCGCCGTTCGGCTCGGCAATGTTTATTTTTGGATTTAGTCCCTGATCACGAAACCAAAAGTATGCAGCAAATTCGCCGAGACGACCAATCAAATGTGATGAGAAAGCGTTGCGGTAATGACCACGAACATTCTGATACTTCTGAAAAGACTTCTCGGCGAGGAGTGTTGCTAGGGTTTTTGCTTCAGGGCTAAGTTCATAGCCCGAAGTCAATTATTTGGTGAGTGTAAGTGAATCTTTTGGATTTACTGCGCGCATGATGACTGGAATTGTTGCAATCCAAATTGCGTTGGCAGCGTGTTTCCAATCATGAGATGAAAAGTCAATTGGAGACTTGCCAATTGAAACAACTGCTGTGATTGCAACTGCTAGAAATGATCGAGCATAAGATGCGATTGCGACTTTATTGATTTTCATGATTTCCCTTACTTTGTAGGAGTTGACCAAGATGGTCTTGCTACTCCGAGGATGGATTTGTCGATGGGTCTCTTGCGCCGGTAACACCCGCCGCCGTTAGCCTGTGAACCCGCAACCCCCTGCGGTGATGTATTGCCCCCGATTGTGGAAAAAGTCTTCCCATCGGTTGATTCAAGAATTTCAATATGTTCGGCTTGACCTTTGCCGTCAAAATCAAAGAAGATCAAATCGCCAGGTTGTGCTGACTTGGCAGGGATAAGTTGATTGTGCTTTTTGAACCAAGCAAGCCCACCGATCGTTCCAACAAATCCATGAGCATTTTCAGCAGCTACTAACGAGCTGGCATTTGCCATTCCAAAACACCAGGATACGAATCCAGCGCACCAGGGTGAGCCTTGAAGGTTTTGTCCGGTGACTTTTTTCCACCAATCCCATACCCACACAATGTTGCCTGACTTGCCATCCTTGCCGCCACCTTCAACGGTTCCGACCTTGGATGCTGCAAATTTCAAGACTTCAACAGGAGTTGTCATTGTGCCTTCCGAGAACGAGGTTTGGATTCTGCCTTTGCCTTCATAACCTCAACATCGATCTTGATGAGGTTTTGGTTTTCAATGAGCTGATCAACTTTATTGATAAGACCAGTTTGTCCATCGTTGAAAAGGGCATATTCAATTCTTCCTAATTTATCTTCAATGCTCTCGGTGTGCTTTTTGATTGTGGTTTTTGCAATAAAACTCAAAGCAGCAAGAATTCCAGCCGTAACAAAAAAATAAGAATAGATGATTGTTGCGGTATCTGAATTCATCGGTTTATTGACATCAATGAAAGCGTTCCGGCTCCTGCTGAAACTGCCCAAAGTTCACCCTCATGATTATCCAAAATAATTTTGTCGTTCACGTCAAGTTTATATCCCGTGGTTGCTGAAACTGATGAATCAAATCCAAGATATGCAATTGCAGTTTCTGAATGAATATAAACTTTTTCTGCAACGCTATCGGATGAAAGAATTTTTACTGGAGATGTTGTCAATGCAAATTGAGCTGTTAGCGATGGCATTTTCTTCCTTATTCAATGAGATTTACCAAGGAGCGGGTTCTCCCTTGGGCTAATTGGGTATAGATTTGTGTTGTCGCAACTGTTGTGTGGCGCATCAATTCCTTGACTGCCATCAAGTCGCCCCCTGATTTTTCAAGCATTGATGTTGCAAAAAAATGTCGCAAGGAATGGAACTTCTTGCTATTGACTCCAAGGATTCGGTGCATTTCTGAAGCTGCGCGAGCTGAGAGCCTGTTTGGAGTAACGAGCCAAAGTCGATCAAGCGTGTTATGTGAGCGAATTGTTTCAGCCACGATTGGGGCAACCGGAATGAGAAGATCAGTTCCACCCTTGCCAAGAACTCGAAGCATCGCGCCATCGTTGCCCTCTTCAAGATCAGCACCTCGAATGTTGGCAACTTCCATTGCTCGAAGTCCAGCCATTCCACCAAGAATGAACCATGACCTAAATGGTTCAGAACTGCCTTCTAAGAGGCGTTCAAACTCGACTCGTGTGATTGGCTTAGGGACTCCCCTTGTGCGCTTGATAGGGGGCAAATCAGCCGTTGGATCGGCATCTATGAGCCTCATCTTGTTGAGCGCCTTGAATACTGACTTCAATCGGCTGGCGTAATTCGCCCGCGTGGATTGAGTCTTGGCTCGAAGAATTACTCGCTCAAGATCAGCCAGGGTTGCTTCCTGGGGATGAACTCCGAGCCTTGTCAAAAGCGCCCAATCATTGCTGAAGAGGTTTTCGGCAAAGCCCGATGTTCGATAACGATTGTGAAGCTGCTCTTTGATTTGGTCGAGTGGAATCAATTCCATGCCAAATCAGCCCCTTATGAGTTACACACTCCCAATGGAGTGTTTTCTTACGCTTGATTAGGAAAGAAGGAGTTTGGCTTCTTCTTCCGTGATGCCCAATTTAGTGAGTAAGGCAGCCTTGACTGCGGCTTTGTCAGCTTCAGCCTTTTCGATTTCAGCTCTGTTTTTTTGTTCTGCTTGAAATGTTGCAAATTCTTCATCGTTCATTTCACGATCTACAATTGAATCATCTGATAAATCGTGTATGCGTATCATTGGGCGTTTTGTATTTGTCATTTTAGCTTACTCCGTAAATTAGAACAGTTCCACCATTGAAAGAGCTTCCATTATATGCTGTAATTGTTAGCGAAGAAATTCCTGAATTCGTTGTAATTCCACCAAAAGTTGCATATGGACCATTTCCACCATAATATTGAATACCTTGTCCACTAAATGTTTTGTAACTTGTAGTTGAAGAATAATTGTTTATGACAAAACTAAAAGCATTATTTGCATAATTTCCGGTGTTTGCATTTCCATCACTGCTTGGAAACCAAATCATATAATTGTTTGCATAAGAAACAGCAGTTGTATTTCGAATAGAGTTATAAGTAACCAAGTTTGAAGCGCCATTTACTTTTATCTGAAGGTAGTCATCGGAAGAAAAGTTGATTCCACTAATAAATACTGATAGATTTTTGTAAGATTGACTAATGCCCGTAATTGCTGTTGAAGTACCAGATAGCGTTGTTGTTGAAAGCAACGTCATACCACCACTTGTCGGAGCAGCAGCCCACTTGATACCAGTTGCCTGAGTTGAATCTGCATAGAGCAGGTAGCCATCGGTTCCAACCGGAACGCGAGCATCTGCGGTGTTGTAACCCCAAAGATCGCCTTTTGTGGTCAATGGTGAAGAGGCTCCAGCGCTAACCCATGAAGAGCCGTTATACACTTCAACAACATGAGAGTCTTTTCGATAGGAAATCATGCCCTCTGCCAAAACTCCTGAAAGAGCCGTTGTTCGAGCGGCAGCCGAGGCAAAAACCATGACGGTTTGTTGCTGAACATAAGTGTTGAGGTCGGAAGCGGAAAGGGTATTTCCGTTCACAAAGAGCTTGTAACCAGCACCAGCCATTTATTTTTCTCCTATGAGTAGAGTCCATCTGTGCCATCGATAAGCGATGACCCAATTACGAAATATCCAGTTGCACCGGATGGCGATAAATCCATGCCCACGCGCCAACCATCAGGGGTCAGATCGTGAGAAATAGATTCCACCAAATCGGTGTAAGTTCTTGAGCGAGAATCAACCGTTGTTCTTGCAACGGTGACATTGTCGCCCAAATCTGTTTGTAGTAAAGATGACCAAGAAGATGAATCAATGCCAAGAGCATCGAACTCAACACGATCAACGCGAGTCTTTGGCAAGGAGTATCGATAAGTGATAATTGTTGCCAAATCTAGTGCAACGGCATTGTCCAAAAGTGGAGCATCATAACTCTTGGGATAAATGCCATATCGAAGAGTTGAATTTGTGTCTGTAAAGGTTTGAGCAGTTCCAGTTGCTTGATTCAAAGTAACTGCATTGACAAGATATCTTGCTCCTGGAGCGGTGACGATCGTGTCATACTCAATCGTTTCGCTTGCCCGAGTATCTGAGAACGCGATCCGAGTTGGCGTTGTAAAAGTTGATTCGTAAGGAAGAAGAACAATGTTTCCTTGACGATCGGCATAGAAACGCCCAAATTCACATCTTGAAACTTGATCGCCCAATGAGAGCGCCGTATCTCCAAAGGTAGTTGATTGCATTGTGCGAGAGCCTGAAATGCTGCGAAGGCTGGCATCCCATCCAATTGCATCAAGAATTCGACCTAAACGAGTTGAGGTTGTATCTCCTGAATAAGAGCTTGAAATTGCCGTAACTGTTTGAGTTCCTAGATAGGCAAGAGCATCGGTGAATTGAAAAGTAGCAATCGGATCAAGTGAAGCATCGATGTCCAATTGCTCAAGATAACCTCTGTATATAACATAAGTTATTCCTGACCAAGTAGCTGAAATGCGAACACCCATTCCCCTAGTGAGCAGGGAATAACCATTCCAATAATAAGAAGATGCAGGATTGTCGGGATCATAGTTTCCTGAACGATTTTCAAGCACCAAACTCAATGTTCCAGGCTGAACCGCTTGATCTTCACGAGTGCGACCTCTGCGAATCGAAAGGCTTCTGACATCAGTATTTGAAACAGTTGACCAAACAGTTGAGCCAGTTCCAAGAACATCTGTTCCATCAAGTGTTGAAATTCCAAGGACAAAAGCTCCCAATTTAGTCATATCAAATTCAACGGTGATTGTTGGGGCATTAGAGCCATCAAATAAAGCCATTGAATCAGACTCCTAAGATTGAAGGATTCAAACCTCTGCGGCGCATCAAGATTGCAATCTGATCGCGAACGCTGACTGCCAAATCTTGTTCTTGAACAACAGAGCCAGCAACATTGATCGTGATATTCATTCCGCTCATGCCGCCCTTTGAAAGAGGAACAACGGCTTCCGGACCAGCTTCTCCGATCAAGGCGAGGGTTGGAGAATTCACAATTCCACCATCAGCCAATTGTGGAATTTGTGGAATTGTAATTCCAACTTTTCCCCCACCAAGGAAGGATGGAAGTTTGAAACTCAAAATACTATTGAGAGCTTTGATAATTGTATTGATTGCGCCAATTGCTTCATTCATGAGAGTTTTGATTTCATTGACAACGCCTCTAAAGAGATCGGCAATTCCTGAACCAATTCCTTCCATGAAATGCCAAACTGCTCCAGCAACTTCTTTCATGGTATCCCATGATTCTTTCCAATGAGTTGCGAGATAAATGATGGCAGCAACGATCGCGCCAATAACAAGGGTGATTCCACCGGAAGCAATAGCCATTTCAACGCCAGCAGCAGTTGCGGATGCTCCAGTTGCCACCCAACCAGCAATGATCTTGGCAAAACTGACGGCTGATTCAACGGCAGCGATACTGAGTTTAGTTATGTATGCGCCAATTGCGGCAACAAGAACTGTTCCAATAACAATGCCGATTGCCTCAGCAATAGCCTTATGCTTGCCAAACCAATCCACAACATCCTTGATGGCAGTCATCAACTTTTCAAGGACTGGGATCAATGCCATGCCAATATTCTTGGCAACATCTTCTGATTGAGCCTTGAGCGCCAACATTTTGCCCGCAAAAGTTTCAGCGGATGCCGAAGCCTGTCCACCAATAGCGGCAGAAAGTCCTTTGATAATCTGCTCGCCAGCAGAGGATTGATCATTGACTTTCTTTTGAGCATCTCCAACTTTGCCTAATAGTTTTTCATAAGCATCGTGATACTTGCTTGCGGTGCTGACGGCATCAGAATGTTTGGAAAGGTATGCAGCAGCATCATCTGTTGCTTTGCCCAATTTTACATTGGCGGCTTCAAGTTTTGCTGCGCTACTTGCAGCGACAGGAAGGTCAATTCCAAGTTGCTTGAGAGCGCGGAGATTTCCTTCTTGAGCGCGGGCAACAACAGTTGCGGCATCAGCAAGATCGATGTGCTTGTATTTCGCCAAATCGGCAGCAAGCGCAACATCGTCAAGAGCCTTCTTTGGGTCTTTGAGAGCTGTTGTCAGATTAGCCAATGCCTCTTGAGTTTGAGCATTAGTGAATCCGTACTGCTCCATTTTCTTTTGAGCATCACCAATCGGATTTTTGAATTCCTCAAAACTAGAACCAGCATTTTTGAGTGCTTGTTCCAATTTGGCATGAGATTGTTCAAACTTGTCAGCCATTTCAAGGCTTAGACCGCCGACTGCAACCGCTGCCGTACCGATAGCGAAAAGAGAGGCTTTGCCAAATGTTGCTAACTTATCAAAAGAACCAACGCCTTGATTTTCTAAATGAGCGACTTCACTTCTTGCCTCACCCATTGCAGTTGTAAATTCAGATATGTTCGCCTTGAGTTCAACGAATACTGGAGGAAGCATTGACATCAGAGAATTCCTCCCATTCTTGAAACGGCTTTGTCCCAACCAGTTGCATAGATGTCAGCCATCAATGGCTCAATCTTTTCAACTGCTGGTCTGAAATATGGAAACTTGAGTTCCAAGGTTCCCTTTTTGACTCGATTAGGTTTTGCGCCCACGCCAACGCCACCCACCCAATATCCATCAAAATTCTTTTTTGGATTTCTTACGCCACCAACGCCAGCGTACAAAGCACCAGTCATCTTTCCTGGACCACCGCCACGAGGGGAATTGTGCTGACCATTTGTTCCTTCAACTTGAAAGTTTTTGCCAGTAATTCTGTTCGCGCCTTTTTGAGTCCAGCGAGGAGCGCCACGAAGGTTGGCTCGAACTGCTGTTTTCAATTTGTTTTGATTTGCCTTGATTGCAGCAATAGTGGCTTTCTCTGTTCGATTCTCAATGTCTTTTGTGACCGCATTGAAATCACTTACTCCTGAAACCAAAGCGCTGAACATTGAATTTCCAGCCATTATGCTTCTCCATTCATAATCTTGTTTTTGGTTTCAACAAAAACTTCATCTATTGCCAAGAGCCAATCGAGCATGACTGCTGACTCATTTTCAAGCTGAGATGGAGTGCAATGAAGCAACTTGCAAAGTCGATATGTTTTCAGCTGTGTAGGAAGAGAGCCGAGAACGGTTCCTCCCTCAAGCGCTCGACCTAAGCGTCTGAGGGCTTGATGGGGGAATTTGGATCATTGCTGATTCCAAACCTAGGCATCATCTCTGTGACATCTTTGGCGGCAACCGCTTGCAAAGCCTCGTAATCGCCTTGAGGAAAATCACCAAGGGATTCGATCACGATTGGAAGATCAAGTGACCAAGATTCAACGCGAGCAACAATGAGCAAGTCATTGAGATCATTGAACTGATCAAGAATTTCAGGATTGATTGTTGAAGCTACTTCGGCAGCCTTTTGAGAATCACTCAATTCAGGAGCCGAGGCAAGAACAGTCTTGGCTTGAGATTGCCCAAGTGTGAGCAAAGCCTTCTCGACTGGTCTGCGAAGTTTTACCGGAACGGCGGCTGGATCGCGTAGAACTGCCCAACCGCCACTCGGTAACGATATTTTTTCTGACATTATTGTTTCCCCTGTTCCTTACTTAGAGAGATGAATCTGCTGTCTGATAAGCAATTGTCAATGGTTGATTTGTGCCATCGTCATAAACTGTGAATGTCATTGCCAAGTCGATAACGCCAGGACCAGGAACATTTGGTGTGTCAGCATCAAACTTCGCTGCTGGAATTGTGATGGTCAACTTCTCGGTGGCTGCGTTAGCAATAACTGCTCCGGTGAATGTGACCACAATTGCTGCTGCTGAATCTGCCAAGAACTTGGTCAGCAAGGTTGTATCTGTAAATTCAGCAGTCATCTTTCCTGTGATGGTGCGGAATCCATTGATTACTTGCTCAGACTTGATTCCTGAAGCGCCAAGGTTGTAACGATCAACCTTCAATGTGTTATTGACTGTCAAGGTGAAATCCTTGATGTTGGCAACAGAAGAACCATCAATGGTGACTGCGCCTTGGGCGAAGTGGAACAAGTTGCCTGTTGTGGCGTATGAGGCTGTTGCTAGTGAAGTTCCTGTTGTCAATGCGGCAGCATCGACTGAGAACTTGCCTGTTGCAATTCCACCGTTGGCGACTGCCAACTCGAAGGATGAAATCTTTGAGCCTGAGATTGTCTTAGGTGTGACTGTTCCACCATATTGAGGAACGCCAACTTGAGCTGTAAATGAGCGACCATAGACATCACTAAGGGTGAAGGAATATGAATAAACACCAGTTGTGACTGTTGTTGGAGATGGTGATACTCCCATCGCTTGAGCAAGGAGAAGTCCAAGCCCACGAGTAGGAAGATCAAGGGTCAAATCGCCAGTCACATTGCTTGTTGTGACAACGCGGCGGTTTGAGCGAGGAAGTTGTCCACCCGCACGAAGACCCATTCCAACTGCAATTTTCTTGACATAGTTGAGGTTTTCGTTGGTGAACTCATAAAAGCGTGTGACTGTGACTGCATTGTTGTAGGTTGTTTCAGCTGCAATTCCTAATTGCGAACCAATACCGGAACCGATTGCCATGTGTGTCTCCTATTAGGCTGAGGCAGCCGGTGAATCCGGCGCTGCGGTGGATGTTGAAGAAGATTTAGCCGCCGCCTGGTCAGCTGCAATCCAATTGCTTGTTTGTTCGAGAAGTGATGCTGCTGCCTCATCTGAGACATCAACTATCGCACCAGCACCCACAACAAGATCGTTGAGGGCTGGAATAATAACTTCGCCAAGTGGCGAAATGTTTTTGATCTTAGCCATATCTGCTCCCTAGATTTTCGCTTGATAAGTAACTGTAAAAAGAATGACAACTGCCGCGCCTTGAGTTGTTTGGCGGTAAGTCATTTGATGACTTTCAATTCCTGAGAACATAACTACTCCCCCGAAACTGACATCATTTCTGATGACTGTTTCAACATTGCCCAAAAGGGTGAATGCGGTTGTTCGTAGAGATGTGAGGTCGGTTCCTCCGTTAGCAGCCCAAAGAGCGCAAGTAAGAGTCCCGTATTCGAATTTTGAGATCGCTCCGAGTTGCTTATATTCCTGACGAGCTGATCCCGCTGTGACATCATCGCCCTCCATTGAGCCATCTGTTCCAACCACGATCGCGTTGCCTGGATAGGACTGATCAATTTCAATTCCATCAAAGACACGAATGCCTGAGAGGGATGAAGCCCCCTTGAGAGCTGTGATGAACGCTGATGTGAAAGTTGGAAGCGCTGAGGTACTCATGCAAGTCCAGGAAGAGAGACTGGATCAAGCAATTCCATCGCTCGGCGTGGAAGAGAATATGTTGATGCTGGATAAAGCTCATCACCGGTTTGATTGCGACCCATCACATTCATGGCTCCGCGTTGTGTCTGCCATAGATGGCGAATGATTTCAAGAACGCCTTGCTTGGCTGCCATTGGAGGATTGACATATCCAGCCACATAAGTAACCGAGACATTGTTCATTCCAGCAGTCCAATATCCATAAGAATTGGTTGCATAGAGAGTTCCTGAACCGATGCGATATAAACGCTGACCAGTTGGATCAATGACATATTGTCCTGAATTGAGCAAG